TTATCTCAATGGATGGAACTAAAGAAGAATGACAAAGCTGAAAATAATCAGTAAACTCTGGTCTGTAATATACGATATAAAATTAACTAAAAGCAGACTTTAGCGAAGTAAAAAAAAACGAAATTCAGCATAAAAATCGGGGCTATATAGCTCTGATTTTTTTAAAATAAGGAAGGTGATTTTATAAATCCAATCAGAGCAAAACCGCAGAGAAGAACGTTACATATTATATTGAAAGAATTATTCAGAAAGAGAGGATATGCAAATGAAAGTAATTGATTCATATAATGCCCTTGTTGGTGGTATTGTTGCCGTATTGACATACATCTTCGGAGAGCACTGGATGCTGTTCGCACTGTTCCTAGCATTCAACGTGGCGGACTGGCTGACAGGCTGGATGAAAAGCCGCATGGCGCACAAGGAGAATTCAGAAGCTGGCTGGAAAGGCGTGCTCAAAAAGCTGGGATACTGGATCATGATCGCCGTAGCGTTCGGTGCCAGTGCAGTGTTCACAGAGATCGGAAAAACTATCAACGTGGATCTGGGCGTGACCGTGCTGCTTGGATGGTTCGTCCTGGCGTCGCTTCTGGTAAATGAGATCCGGTCCATCTGTGAGAATTTTGTGGAGGCTGGCTACAAGGTACCGAAAATCCTGACGAAGGGCTTGGAAGTGGCTGAAAAGGTTGTGAATAAAGATGATGATACAGGGGGCGAGTGATCGCCCTCTTTTTAAAAGAACGAGTTGAAATGAGTTAAAACGAGTTAGAAGTGAATTAAAACGCATTTTCATAGAGGATTTCCGTCGGAAAGGAGACAAAAAAATATGAGTACATTAAGTATCAAAAAGAATTACCTCACAAACAACCGCTGCTATCAGAAGGGAATCACCTGTGCGAAAATCGGCATCCAGATTCATACTATTGGATGTGCCCAGGGGACCGCACAGAGCGTAGCAGATTACTGGAATCAGCCCGCGGTATCGGCCTGCGTCCACTACGTCTGCGACGCGGATGTTCCCGGCAATGTGCTGCAGCTTCTGCCGGAGACGTATCGCTCCTGGGCGGATGCCGGCTGGGGGAACAATAACCTGATCAGCATTGAGATCTGCGAGTCAGATTATATCGAATACCACGGCGGGGCAAGTTATACGGTTGACGATGAAGCAAAATTCAAGGCAGATATTATGCGGGGTTATAATACGGCCATTCAACTCTGTGCGAAGATCTGCAGGGAGCGTGGCTGGGATCCGCTTGCGGTTCTCAATAACGGCATGCATTTGCTATCCTCCCACAACGAGGGGCGCCTGGCTGGCTTATCCTCTGCCCACGTTGATCTTGATCACGTCTGGGGACGTTTCAACCTGACCATGGATGGTTTCCGGAAGGCTGTGAAAATGGCTATGGAATCAACTGGTGGCCCGTATTACGTCCGGAAGTCTTTCGCGGATAAGGCAAGCCAGATCGGCAGCTACACCTACATCGACAACGCCAAGAAGGCCTGCCGGTCCGGCTATCATGTTTATGACAGCAATGGCAAGTTAATTTACAGCGCACCGGTCTTCCAGAAAGGCATCCGCTACCGCATGCAGACAGATCTCGTCCTGCGGATGGAACCGAAAGCTTCCGCACCGCTGGTTCAGTACGATACCATTCCGGCGGCAAAACGGCGTTATTTCAAGCGCGGCGGCTCCGGCGAGGCACTGATCCGGAAAGGCACGGTGGATAAGTGCCAAGGCGAGGAGCAGGTCGGCAACCGGGGTGCTTATATGAAGCTCACCCGCGGTTGGATCCTGGCACAGTATCAAAACAAAAACCGGGTGGCGAAGGTATAAGAAGAGCCTCGGCTCATCACCGGGGCAATACCACAATCTTACCTTATTATAATGCTGAACGTCATGTTACTAACTAACGTACGCCAAATGGGGTTATACAGTTAGTAACATGACAGGTTAAAGAAAAATCACCTCAGAAACCTGTTTATTTTCGTCGATACAGATTTCTTTGATGATAGAATGCCAGAAAGCCCGGCGGTTTTCGAGGGTCAGGGAATCGTACATGCCCCGGAAATCTTCGGAAAGCACTTTTTCAACCTTGGGATATTGCTTTTTCGCCTCGGCTGGCTCTGCCTCGGCGACTTCTTCCAGTTCTTTTTCAAGTTTGACGTATTTTTGATTGTAATCGTCAAATTCGATTCTGCCGAGCTGGAAGATCTGGTTCAGGCGCTCCATTTCACTTTTAATTTTCTCCGGGGATCGCTGCTTTTTGGCAGCGGTTTTTTTGTTTTCAGAAACGGAAGAGCAGCGGACCTGAAAAGCAGCATACTCAGCGGCGAGATTATCCAGAAGATATTTTTCCAGGAGGATCTGGCTGACCCAGTGAGTATATGTACAGGAGTTACTCAATAGAGCCTTGCTACATATATAGTAATTATAAGTCCTTTTAGCTCCGGTCTTCCGGCTTACGGTCATTTGACTTGCTCTGGAGACCATTTTGGTTCCACAACGAGGACAGCGTAGCAGACCGGTAAAAAGATAGACCCGGCCGGAAGGAGCGGCTTTAATATTGTGGTTGAGAGCTTCCCGGATCTCAAGGAGTTCGTTGTAGCTTAGGTAGGCCGGGCAGTAATTGTAATTATCCCGGTACTTCCCGGCATAGAAATCACTGTTCAGCATGGTCCGAAGCTGAGAGTAGGAAAATGGAATATGGAACATTTCCTGAATATGAAGCATAGTCTGACGTTTGGCCCGGTGCGTTTTGATATACCGGAAAAACTCCTCTACGATGGGGGCTTCCTCTTCGGTTTTCACGATCTTCTTATCCTCGATGTGATATCCCAGGGGAAGATTCTTATCACCCCATACCAGCCGGCCGTTTTTGATCATACTGTCAACGGTGAATCGGATACGCTCTGAGGTGGTGTCTACTTCGTTCTGGCCGATGGATAACATGATGTTGAGGTTCAGCCGGCCTTCCCGGGTGTCAAGGTTCATATTGGGTTCAGCAACGGCGACCCAGCGGACGTTGTGGGCGTCAAGAACATCCTGGACTTTGTAGAAGTCGGAAACATTTCGGAACCACCGGTCCATCTTCCAGAACAGGATCACATCGATCTCTTCCCGCTCAACGCTCTGCAGGAGTTCGCGGATGGCCTTTCTTTTTTTCAGTTCTTTCCGGGCGGTCTGCCCCTCATCGGCGAAGGAAGCAACGATACGCATACCATGAGTAGAAGCGTAGGATTCCAGGTATTCCTTCTGGGCCTGGAGAGAATATCCGTGGAGGGCCTGTTCGGCGGTGCTGACACGGATGTAGCTTGCGGCGCGAAGAATTTTACTCATAAAATATCATCCTCCATGTAAAATTGTATAAAAAAGAGTACAAAAAAAGCACCTATACAGGCGCCGGAGGATTGTGGTATAATCTTCTTGTCGAGGGAAGATTGTACACGATCCGCTGGATCTGTATAGTTTTCAAAGAAGGTCTCTGTTTGCAGCAGGGGCCTTTTTATTTTATCGTTTTATCAGCAATCCTTGCTTATCTTTGAACTTACCTAATATGATCAGGATAAGATCAATGACGGCCCATATTGCACTGATGCCTGTCATAAGAAGCAGAATCATCAGAATGCCGGTTCCGATTTTACCCACATAAAATCTATGTATTCCGATAACCCCGAGGAACAAACATAAAAGTAGAGTAGTAAGCCAGCTTTTGGTGCTTACGTTGCTCATTGCTCCAAAACCTACGGACGCCGAAGCAGAAGCTGATGCGGATGAAGACACGTTATTATTGTTGTTGATAATAATGTTGTCCGGTTTGGAATATTTTAATTCCTCGACCTGTTTCCCACACTTGGGGCAGACAACACAATCTGCGTCAATTACTTGCCCACAAAATTTACAGTATTTTGTTTCTTGAGACATATAATCTCCTCCCTTGGTTAAATATTTATTGAAACGCAAATGCGTAACAATCGAGAGTAATTTAATCTTTCCTTTATCTTCCAGAGTATCTTAAACCAGTTGGGAAACAATATTCCCATGAAGATACTATTAGAAAATATCATGGTTAATAAAAATTTGTCCCTCCGTCAGGTATCACTCCTGACCGGGATACCGAAGTCTACGGTGGATGACATCGTAGCCGGGCGAAAAAGTCCACGCATGGACACGATGGAGAAGCTGGCCAAAGGCCTAAAGGTGAGAATATCAGATCTCTACGACTCTCAATACAAATGATAATGCGGCTGGCCGGACAGGCCAGCTTTTTGATTGTTTATAACCCAAGTTCTTTCATCAATTCTTCATGAGAGATATACGGCTGATATTCCGGATCACCGGCTTTGTAAGCTCTTATAGCTTCCAACTCTTCCGGGTCCGGCTCTACCTCCTCTGCATTATTCAAAATGAAAGTGCCCTGGATCGGATCCCATTTCTTTGAATATACAATCTGAAACACTTTAGACCTCCTTATTCTTGGTCATGATCTGCGTTCAAAAAGAAGTGTCCGAGATCTCGGACGATTGCGAAAATCGCATAATGCCCTCAATTACCAATCGTTTCCTTTATTGTAACTATTTTACAGAACGTGTGAAAGTTCTTGAAAACTATAAGGAAAAGTTATATTATAGGTTTAAAGAAACAAACATACGTTCGAAGATAAAGGAGGGCATACATATGGATTACAAAAGAAAGATTATTGAAATGCTGCAGCAGATAGACGACGAAAAAGTTCTATCATTTATCTACAAGATCATTTCCAATCTATTGGACTAGGGCTCGACCCTAGTCCTTTTTCTTAGAATCCTTTGCAAGCTCCTTCGCAATCTTCTCCAGCACCGCCCATTCGCTTTCATCCAGCTTTGATAATGTCAGGATCAGACGGGTCTTGAAGGAATCTTCCTCCTCTTTGAAGAGGTCGGTGGTCAGTTTTGCAATCTCATCGTCTCTTGTAATGGGAAGAAACATCTCTCCAGCTCCGGTGCGGAGCCACTCCTCGTTTACTAATTTATTATTCCAATTTTCGCGGCATATCGCCATTAAGTTTGCTTCGGTAAGTTCGTTTACTCCGTTTTCAATTTGACTGATTGAGTTCTTTTTTAAGCCTATTTCATTACCGAATTTTTCAAGGGTAAGACCAAGGGCTTTTCGGATTTCTCTTACTCGTTCCCCCTGTGTCATAATCACACCTCCTTTCTAATGATAAGAACAGAATAGCACTTATGAGCAAAAAAGTCAATGAAAAAAGTTCTTTAAAAGAACAAAAAGTACTTGACAAAGTTCTTGAAATGAACTATAGTGTTCTTGCAAGGAACATGAAAAGGAGGGCAAGAAAATGGTAGAACAGCCGATGGGATTAGAGATTAAGAGCAAGGCCGGCGGCGGATATAATCTCTACCTTGATGGAAAAAGAATCCACCATGTAGAAGATTATGAATTGAAGAGTTCCACTTTTGGGTGCAAAGCGGAACTCACACTGAAAATGCTGGTAAGTTTTCCCGTTACCCAAGAAAGTACCGTACAGAAAGAACCTGTAAGCCATGAGAAAGAAATTCTTGATGTTTTTTCAGAAAGATTTCGTGGGTTTGCTACACCGATGAGCGGAGCTCCACTTCTTCTTGAAGTTGTGAATGCTTTTGTAAATGGAAAGGCTTCAATCGAGGAAGTGGAGTCCATCTCAAAGGATGTGCCCAAAATTATAAAAGCGATAACAAAGGTTTAAATGGCGCGATTGACTTTAAGTTTTACTGACTGGTCACTGTATACATCCATAGCAACTTTATACGCTTCCAGATATTTCTGGGCGAAGTCTTTCGCATAGCCTTTGGTTCCGGTTTTTTGATATTCCGGCAGATTACAATTTACATAGGCTTTTGCAGATTCTGTAGCGACAGTATGGAAAAATAATTTTTCATCCATGCGTTTTTTCTCCTTTCTTTTGTACTCGGCTCTGGCGGGAGCCTGTACAACAAGCATAGGAGAGTGGCAAGGAAAAGTCAATAAGAAAGGAAGTGGTTAGATGAATGAGTTAATTAAAATCAGCTACGAAACAGAAAATCCCACCGTGTCGGCAAGGGAATTGCATGAGGGGTTACATATCGAAACACCCTTCAAGAAATGGATTGATCGTATGTGTGACTATGGTTTTGAGTGTGAAAAAGACTTTTGGACAAAAATGTCCGAAAGTACAGGCGGTCGTCCGGCGATGGATTACCAGATTTCCGTGGATATGGCAAAACAGATCTGCATGATTCAGCGCACCGAGAAGGGCCGGCAGTACCGCCAGTATTTCCTTGATCTGGAAAAAGCCTGGAATACACCGGAGCAGGTGTTTGCAAGAGCCTTGAAGATGGCAGATCGGGAAATCGAAAGGCTGAAATCCAGTAACGCAGGCCTGATAGAAGATGTTCAGCGCATGCGTCCGAAGGAGATCTTTGCTGATGCAGTCTCTACCAGTCACACATCCATCCTGATCGGTGATCTGGCCAAATTGTTGAAACAGAACGGCGTAGACACCGGCCAGAAAAGATTATTCTGCTGGCTGAGAGAAAACGGTTATCTGATTCGCCGGCAGGGAAGCGACTGGAATATGCCAACACAGAAAGCGATGGAGATGGGATTGTTTGAGGTGAAAGAATCCACGGTCAATAATCCGGATGGTTCTGTACGAATCAATAAAACGACGAAGGTAACCGGGAAAGGCCAGCAGTATTTTATCAATAAATTCCTGGGAACCACAGATATTACAGAGAAAGGAGCATGAGTATGTCAGAAAAAGAAAAACAGACCTTACACGAAATTTCAAAAGCCGTTTCCGGAATGACAGAAGCCGAAAAGGCCCGGTTCCTTGGCATCGCCGAGGGAATGTCAATCATGAAGGATATGAGCCAGAAGAATCCGGCCGGTGAAGAGGAATTGGCAGACTCAGAAAGCCGGATAAAGGAGGGCCAAAAGGTATGAGCCACTTGTCTATTGATGGGTTCGCTGGTGGCGGTGGTGCTTCTGAAGGGTTGCGGATGGCTGGCGTGGAAGTCAGCATTGCAATCAACCATGATCCGGCTGCTATTCGGATGCACACTGTCAACCATCCCAAGACCCTGCACCTGACAGAAGATATTTTTCAGGTGGATTTATCCAAGTACCTGAAGCCGGATGACGTGGTTGATGTCATGTGGGCAAGCCCGGACTGCACCAGTCACAGCAAGGCAAAGGGCGGACAGCCTAGGGAAGCTGGTTTGCGGATTCTGCCGTGGGCAGTTCATAAACTGTGTAAGCAGATCCTGACCGCGACCGGTCATCTTCCCAAGATGCTGTTCATGGAGAACGTGGAAGAAATCCAGGATTGGGGCGCACTGGATGACAAAGGGCATCCAATCCCGGAAAAGAAGGGCGAGGACTACCAGAAGTTCATTCAGGCAATGAAAGACCTGGGCTTCACCTTCGATTGCCGGACGCTGGTTGCTGCTGACTACGGCGCACCCACAACCCGGAAACGCTGGTATGCGGTGTTCAGAAGTGATGGAAAGCCCATCCGCTTTCCGGTTCCGTCACACAACCGTTATGGAACGGACGGTCTGAAGAAGTGGGTTCCGGTTGCTGACAAGTTGGACTTCACAGATCTGGGTTCTTCGATCTTTGAGAGAAAGAAACCCCTGGCAGAAGCTACGCTGAAGCGTATTGCTAATGGCATTGACAAGTTCATCATCAAGAATCCAGATCCGTACATACTACCTGACAAGTTTGCAATGCCCTTCCTGATTCAGTATCACAGCGAAACCAAAACCGGTGATGCAAGAGGTCAGACAGTGACTGAACCTATTCAGACCCTTGATACGTCCAACCGGTACGCACTTGTAACGCTATTCATCACCGAGTTCTATAAGACCGGCACAGGACAGGAAGTCACTGAACCGCTTCACACAATCACCACTTCACCCGGTCATTTCGGACTAGTGTCTGTGTTCCTGATCAAATACTATGGCACAGGCTGTGGACAGACGGTTGGTGAACCACTTGCAACCATTACTACCAAGGACAGGTTTGGAATGGTCAGCACAATTCTGACCCAGAAGGGTGAACATTATGTGATCGGTGACATCTGGTTCAGAATGCTGAAGCCTGAAGAACTGAAACTTGCACAGGGTTTCCCCAAGGACTATGTGATTGACCATGACACTGAAGGCCACAGATACCCGGTGAAGGATCAGGTGGCAAAGATCGGGAACAGTGTGGTTCCCATTATGGCAATGAAGATTGCAAAGGCAAATTTGGAAAGTGAGGAACAGGAGGAATAAGAGTAGTGCGAACGATAATCAAACTGATGTTAGCCTGTACAGCGTTGGTGATCAATCTGGTACTTTTAGGTTTTGTGATTTGGTCAGCTAAGAGATCAGAAGAAGTGGTGTTTTGGCCGATGATCGTATCTTGGATTGTTATGATAGTCAATGCCACAATTCAGATTATGCTGTAAAAACAAGAAGAATAATGGAAACAGAGACAATCCGTCCCACATACCATTGTAACGGGAGGTGAGCGTATGGATATGGAGAAGATTATCAACGTGCTGATCAAACTGATCGAGGAACAGGAAGGCGTGAACATTTCCTACACGCTGGAGAAGAAAGAAAGTGCATAACGCCTGCGGAAACCGCCTTAAGGCGGTTGGAAGGACAAGCATAAGGAAAGAAGGCGAAGAAATGAAAGGCATAAAAACAATTTATGACGTGGGAGCCCACGAAAAGGTCATAAAAACAATTTATGTCATCCGGAATACCGCAACGACCTTTATTTCGATTGCGGTAGCCATAGGCATTACGGCCCAGGGAGAAGTGAGAACCGGTCAGCGGATTGTTGATGCGATTTTACTGTATATTTTCATGAAGTGGCTGTCACTGGACACCTGGGATTATATCCGGCAACTGATTGCGGGAAGGAGGCGATGGGGATGACAGATGCAGAAGTAAGCCGTTATATCAATGCGGTACATATGAAAATGTATATATTGCTCCACTCTGGTATTGACTGGAAACCGGGGTATGAGCAGATGCTTGAGGAGGCCAATAAGGAACTGGCAGAGTTAAGGCCCTTGGTAGATGAAGAGCTTCGGAGGCGGGAAGGAAAATGATCGAAATTGTAGGATGCCGAAAGGCGACTCCGGAGGAATTAAAAAATGCCCCCGGAGCGGCAACTCCGAAAGGGCACATAGCGATAGCGTTACAAGCCCATTATGTAACAGATAAAAAGAAAAGTCAAATTAAAAATTAAGGAGGATATCAGTATGAACATCAATGTAACATTTCAGGACTTCAGAGAAATGGAAGAGTTTTGCAAAAGCATCGTAGGTGCAGGGGGGAAGAAAGCGGAGCCTGCAACACCCGTGCCGGGAGATGTTCCAGCATTAACAATTTCCGTTCCGGTTCAGAGCGAATCCGCGTTATCACAGGCCGCTGCCGCTCCTGCGCAGTCTATGCCAACACAGCCGATTGTGACCCAGCAGCCGGCTGTAGTACCTACTCAAGCTTCTTCACCGTCACAGGGACAGGCTCTGGTCCAGACAGCGGTACCAACAACGGCGCAGAGCTACAGCGCGGATGATCTGGCAAGAGCTGCTATGACTCTGATGGACGCTGGGCGGATGAATGACCTGCAGGCGCTGCTTGCCCAGTTTGGCATCAACTCTCTTCCGGAGCTTCCGGAGTCCCAGAGAGGTGCTTTTGCAACGGCATTAAGAGGAATGGGGGCGAAGATTTGAATCACTCAGAAAGACAGCATGCCCTGCTGAGCGCGTCCAGCGCCCAGCGGTGGCTGACCTGCACGCCCAGTGCAAGACTGGAAGACCAGTTTCCAGATGAAAGATCAGAAGCAGCAGCAGAAGGGACTCTGGCCCATGAGTTGTGCGAACTGAAGCTGCGGCATTACTTTTTTACACCGGATTTTACAAAAGCGAAGTACACCCGGGCGGTAAATAAACTGAAAAAGGACCCGCTCTGGAAGGATGAGATGGAAGGGTATACCGATGAGTATCTGGATTACATAAAATCCTGCGCTATGGGTTTTTCGGCACCACCCACAGTAAGAATCGAGGAGAGAGTGGATTTTTCAAAGTATACCTGTTCAAGAGAAGAAGACCCAGTCGAAGGTACGGGGATTGCTGACTGTATCCTGATCAGCGGTGATCTGCTCCAGGTGATTGATTTCAAATATGGAAAAGGTGTTCCTGTCAGTGCGGATCATAATCCACAGCTTATGCTGTATGCCCTGGGAGCGTATGAAAGGTGCCGGCTTCTGTATGATATCCATCGGGTGAAACTTCCTATTGTGCAGCCAAGGCTGAATAATATCGATGAATGGGACTGTAGCCTGGAAGATCTTCTGAAATTTGGGGGTTATGTGAAGATGAGGGCAGCGCTAGCCTGGGAAGGCAAAGGGCCATTTGCACCGGGAGAAGCCCAGTGCCGGTTCTGCCGGGCAAGAAAACAGTGCCGCGCCTGGTCAGATCATAATGTAAAACAGACATTTCAGATTGGAGAGCTGCCGCCATTGATCAGCGCAGAAGAAGCCGGAAAGCGCCTTCTTGCGCTGGAAAGCGTGGCGAAATACCAGAAAGACCTGCAGGAGTGGGCACTTGGCGAGTGTCTGGCGGGAAAGGAGATACCGGGATGGAAAGCTGTGGAAGGCCGCGGATCCAGAGACTGGACGGATATGGAACAGGCCTTTGCCGTACTGCAGAATAACAGCATTCCGCGCGCTTTGCTGTACGAGGAGCACCCCCTGACACTGGCGCAGGTGGAAAAAGCTATCGGCAAGCAGGAATTCAAAGAACTTGTGGGAGATTTTGTTAAGAAGAATCCCGGAAAGCCGGCCCTTGTAAAAGAATCAGACAATCGTCCGGCAATCACCAATAAAGTAACGGCGAAAGAAGCATTTAAAGATGTGTATCCCATGCAGGATGCGAAATAAGGAGGAAATGACCATGAACGAATTAACGAACGTAACAACAGGAGAAGTAAGATTCAGCTATGCGCATCTGTTTAAGCCTTATGCGGCTATGCCAGGACAGGAAGAGAAGTACAGTGTGACCATTCTGGTTCCCAAAACGGATACCGACACTATGAGCCGGATCAATGCGGCTATCGAAGCAGCAAAGCAGAAAGGAACCGCGGACAAATGGGGCGGACAGTGCCCTCCTGCGCTTGCAGTGCCCGTCTACGATGGAGACGGGGTAAGGCCGTCTGACGGCATGCCCTTCGGCGCAGAATGTAAAGGCCACTGGGTATTTACCGCAAGTGCGAAGGCGGATTATCCGCCGGAGATCGTAGATCAGATGGGAAACCCGATCATTAACCAGTCTGAGGTATACAGCGGCATCTATGGCCGGGTGAATGTAAGCTTCTATCCTTACATGTTTGGAGGAAAGAAAGGTATCGGTGCCGGACTGGGCCCAGTGCAGAAGCTGCGCGACGGAGAGCCCCTGGGTGGGTCTGCACCGACAGCAGCGCAGGTCTTTGGAACACCAGCACCACAGCCACAGACACAGCAGCCGGCATATGGGCAGGCGGCTCCTGCGTACAGCCAGCAGCCAGTATATGGTCAGCAGGTTCGGCCGCAGATCAACCCGATCACTGGACTGCCTTATTAAATGAGAGGGGCTATAGAGCCCCTCTTGCTACAGGAGGGAAACCAGATGAAAAAACATCTGAGTATTGACATCGAAACACGGTCAAGTGTGGATATTGGCTCCGCCGGCCTTTATAAATATGCCCAGTCGGATGACTTTGAAATCCTGCTGTTTGCTTACATGGAAAAAGGTTCTGTCCGGGTCATTGACCTAGCGCAGGGTGAACAGATCCCGGAACATGTCATAAATATGCTGCAGGACCCGAGAGTAGTCAAACACGCGTATAATGCGGCATTTGAGTGGTACTGTCTGAATAGGGCAGGCTATAAAACCCCGCTGGATCAGTGGAAATGTACAATGGCCCATGCCCTGTACTGCGGCTATGCTGCAGGACTTGCGGCCACAGGAAACGCAATCGGGCTTCCAGAGGACAAGAAAAAGCTGTCCGTGGGCAGGGCGCTCATCCGGTATTTCTGCGTTCCGTGCCAACCAACTAAGTCCAACGGCGGCCGTACCTGGAACCTCCCAAAGCATGCTCCGGAAAAATGGAACCTGTTTAAGGAATACAATGCCCAGGACGTAGTTTCTGAGTATGAGATCCTGCGGCGGCTGAATCAGTTCCCGATGCCCGAAGAGGAGGAGCGACTCTGGCAGCTGGACGTCCGGATGAATGCTTTCGGAGTCCGGGTAGACACTGATCTCATTAAGGGGGCTCTGTACATCGACGATGTGTGCCGGCAGGAGCTGACGGAAGATGCGGTCCGGATTACAGGGTTGAATAATCCAAACAGTACGAGCCAGCTTCTGGGCTGGTTGCAGGGCAACGGAATTGAGGCGGATAACGTCAAGAAAGAGACTGTAACTGCCATTTTGGGCGGGCAGAATCCGGAAAATGTAAACAGGGTTCTGGAGATCCGCCAGCAGCTGGGGAAAACGTCGGTCAAGAAATATACGGCCATGGATAATGCAAAATGCAAGGACGAGCGGGTAAGAGGCCTGACCCAGTATTATGGTGCAAACAGGACGGGCAGGTGGGCCGGGCGTATGGTCCAGATGCAGAACCTTCCCCGGAACTATCTGAAAACTCTGGACGAGGCAAGGCATCTTGTAAAAACAGGAAACTATGAAGGGCTGAAAATCATCTACGGGAACGTTCAGGATACACTTTCCCAGCTGATCCGGACAGCCTTCATACCGTCAGAGGGTCACAAGTTTGTGGTTGCCGACTTCTCGGCTATTGAGGCCCGGGTAATTGCCTGGCTGGCGGGAGAGCAGTGGGTCAATGAAGTATTCGCCGGCGACGGTAAGATCTATGAAGCCACAGCCTCACAGATGTTCGGTGTGCCGAAAGAACGGATCAAAAAGGGAAACCCGGAATACAGCCTGCGCCAGAAGGGAAAGGTCGCTACACTGGCGCTGGGATATCAGGGCGGGAGCAATGCCCTGATTGCGATGGGAGCCCTGAACATGGGGCTGACAGAAGAGGAACTTCCGGATATCGTGGCCAGATGGCGGAGGGCAAACAGGAGGATCTGTGATCTCTGGTATGCCGTGGAACAGGCGGCTTTGACAGTGATGCAGACGGCACAGCCACAGGCGATTAACGGGCTAATTTTTGCGCTGGAGGGAGACGTCATTTTTGGGCAGTGCTTTCTGACGGTAAGGCTGCCGAGCGAGCGGAAGCTCTATTACCCGAAGCCGTTCCTGCAGGAGAACCAGTTTGGAAAAATGGCCCTGCATTATTACACGGTTGGACAGCAGAGCCATAAATGGTCCGTGGCCAGCACCTACGGCGGAAAGATGACGGAGAATATCGTCCAGGCTATCGCCAGGGACTGCCTGGCAGAGACGCTAAGAAGAATAGATCAGAAGGGATTGCAGGTTGTATTCCATGTGCATGATGAAGTGATCATTGACGCACCGGAGGACGTCACTGTGGATGAGATCTGTGGCCTGATGGCAGAGCCAATACCCTGGGCACCGGGGCTTGTGCTCCGGGGTGCCGGATTCGAGAGCCAGTATTACATGAAGGACTAAGAGGAGGAACAGGATGCAGAATAACAGAGAAATCAGGATCTGTACGGCAGGGAGCCGTAAGGCCACGCATTGGCCGAAAAATTCCCTCCTCTGGTCGGAATTTGTGGACCGGCTGAAAACTCCTGTCCGGAGTACGGAAACATATGAAGCCTACTTGAAAATGAGTAAGCCACAGCAGGCGGAACTGAAAGACGTGGGCGGATTTGTAGGCGGCACCTTTTTAAATGACCGTCGTAAAGCCGGACAGGTGGAAGGCAGAGATCTGGTCACACTGGATCTGGACAATATCCCCGCCGGGCAGACGGATGATGTGCTGAAAAGGGTCAATGGCCTGGGATGTGCGGCCGTAGTCTACAGCACGAGGAAACATGCCGGGTATGCGCCACGGCTGCGTATTATCATCCCGCTGGATAAGACCTCCACAGCGGATCAGTATGAACCGGTAGCCAGAAAGCTGGCGTCTATGATCGGGATAGAGCTGTGCGACCCGACTACTTTTGAAAATACCCGTCTGATGTACTGGCCAAGCTGTTCCCGTGATGGGGAGTATGTGTATCAGGTATACGATGCCCCGTTCTGCAGTCTGGACGGAATCCTTGGCATGTATGGGGACTGGACAGATATTTCCCAATGGCCACAGGTACCAGGAAATGAGGCGATTGAGAAACGGCGCCTGGCAAAGCAGGAAGATCCGACAGCGAAACGTGGCATAATTGGCGCCTTCTGCCGGACCTATGGCATCGTAGAAGCCATGAACAAGTTCCTGCCGGGGCTTTACGAGGAAACGGCGGTGCCTGGCCGTTACACCTATACAGGAGGCTCTACGACAGGCGGGGCGGTGGTCTACGACGGAGACTTATTCCTTTACAGTCACCATGCAACGGATCCCTGCTCCGGCCAGCTGGTCAATGCTTTCGATCTTGTCCGGATCCACAAATACGGGGATCAAGATAAGGACGCAAAAGAGGGGACCCCGGTAAATAAGCTGTCGTCCTTCCTGTCCATGAGTCGGCTGGCACTGGATGATAAGGCGGTGTCCGACCTGATGGTCCGGGAGCATTATGAACAGGCCAGAGAAGCCTTTGAAGGTCCTGTGACGGATGATGCACGGCAGGACGATTATGACCTCAGCTGGATCGCAAGCCTGGCAAAAGACGGAAATGGACGTTTTGAAAAGACCATAAACAACATGGTGATTATCCTGGAGAATGATCCTCTTTTGAAGGGCAGAATCGTAACCGATGAATTTGCCAGCTGTGGGATGGTGCTTGGGAAGCTTCCCTGGGATCAGCGGGATGAAAAACGGCGGTGGAAGGATGTAGACGACGCTGGATATTACCGGTATATGGAAACCTATTACGGGCTAACGGGTCGTGAGAAACTGGATAATGCGCTTCTGATCTGCAGTGCCCAGAACCGGATCAATGACGTGAAAAGATACCTGCAGGGGCTTGTCTGGGACGGCCAGAAACGCCTGGATAGGCTTCTGATAGACTATCTGGGATCCGAGGACAATATCTATACCCGTGCAGTCATGAGAAAGGCTCTGTGCGCCGCTGTGGCCCGCGCTATCATCGGTGGTGTGAAATTCGATACCATGACGATCCTGGTGGGCGCCCAGGGAATAGGAAAGAGTACCTTTCTGTCAATTCTGGGCAAAGATTGGTTTTCCGATTCACTGACGACTTTCGAAGGGAAGGAAGCAGCAGAGCTGATCCAGGGGACGTGGATCAACGAGGTCGGGGAACTGACGGCATTTACGAAGCAGGAGACCCAGGTGATCAAACAGTTTTTGAGTAAAACAGGTGATATCTACCGGGCGGCATACGGCAGGAGAACGGAGAAATATCCCAGACGGTGCGTATTTTTCGGAACGTCAAATGAGCAGGAATTTTTGAAGGATATAACCGGAAACCGGCGCTTCTGGCCCGTGGATGTAGGGTTGCATCCGGTAAAGAAATCCGTATGGGAAGATCTTCCGAAGGAAGTGGATCAAATCTGGGCAGAGGCGTATGTGTACTGGCAGCTGGGCGAAAAACTGTATCTTACGAAGGAAGAGGAAGCGATTGCGTTGGAGGCACAGGAGGAACACCGGGAGACCTCAGCAAAAGAGGGGATCATCCGGGATTTTCTGGAAAAGAAGATTCCTGCAAGCTGGAACACTTATGACCTGACGAAGCGAAGGATGTTCTGGAATGGCCAGCTACACGGAATCCAGGAACCGATGGCGGAACGTCAGAGAGTGTGTGCGATGGAGATCTGGGCGGAATGTTTTGGCGGAGATCCACGGTTTATGCAAAGAAGGGATAGTGTGGAGATCAACAGTATACTAGGGGGATTACGAGGATGGAAACGGGAAAAGTCGTCAGGAAGATATGGCCCACACGGGACACAAAGAGGATTTCTTAGATGTCAACAAATGGGCTCAGAATCGTCAACAATGTCAACAGACAAAAATTAAGGGCGTCAACAATGTCAACAATTTCTTTTTTAATGTTGACGCGTTTGTAGACATGTGAAACACGCAGAAATCCAATAAAATCTAATATATGTCAACAATGTCAACAAAATATCTAATATAAAGAAAAAATAGGTGATAAACAATAGCCTGTGCGCGCCTAACGCGCCTAATTAAAAGTAACACATACGCGCGCGAGTTTGTTGCACAAAATAAACGAAAGGGAGGTATGCAGAATGAAAGAGAGCGAAATTGAGCGAGTCCTCGTGGAAGAGGTTAAACGCTTGGGCGGAAGAGCCTATAAGTGGACAAGCCCCGGCAATGACGGGGTACCGGACCGGATCGTATTCCTGCCGGACACCAGGGTGATCTTTGTGGAACTGAAAACGGATACCGGACGGCTGAGCCCGCTACAGAAGATTCAGATTGACCGTCTGAAAAAATTAGGTCAGTGGGTGGAAGTGGTGAAAGGCATCCAGGGAGTAAAAATGTTTTTCCAGGACCTGGGCTATATGGATACGGCGTCGAGGATAGCCGCAAGGTATGACCTGGAGTAAGGGGCAGGAAAATGATTTTTAAACCACATGCTTACCAGCAGCACTGCATCAGCAAAATCTTGGAAATTGAAAAACTGGGGCTTTTTCTGGATATGGGTTTAGGTAAGACCATTACGACGCTGACGGCTATCCGGATTCTGAAGTATGACCGGTTTCTTGTCCGGAAAGTTCTGGTGATCGCCCCGAAGAAAGTGGCCGAGGGAACCTGGACCAGAGAGAAGGACAAATGGGATCACACGCAGATCCTCAGGGTTTCACCCGTCCTGGGAAGCCAGACGAAACGAATCCGGGCACTGAATACACCAGCCGATATTTACATCACTAACCGGGAGAACGTCTGTTGGCTGGTGGACTATTACCGGAACAGCTGGCCCTTTGATATGGTCGTGGTCGATGAGTCCAGCAGCTTTAAGAGCCACAGCTCCAAACGGTTCAAGGCTTTGGCGAGTGTCGGACCTCACATCACCCGGATGGTGGAACTTACGGGTACACCGTCACCCAATGGCCTGGATGATCTCTGGGCGCAGGTATTTCTTCTTGATGGAGGCGAACGCCTGGGAAGGAGATACACCCAGTTCCGGGAGCGCTATTTTGATCCTGGCCGTCGAGGCGCAGATGGGATGGTTTATGATTACAAAGCAAAACCGGGAAGTGAAGGCAGCATTCTTCAGCAGATATCAGACATCTGCATAAGCATGAAGGCAGAAGATTACCTGCAGCTTCCGGATATCATTTACCACGAGATCCCCGTCGTTCTGGATCCGAAGGCACAGAAGGCCTATACCGATCTGGAACGGAAGATGATCCTGGAACTCCCGGACGACGAGGAGGATATCAGTGTGACAAGTGAGGCGGCATTGAGCAATAAGCTCTTACAGCTGGCCAACGGGGCATTGTATGACGATGACCATCAGGCGCATGAGATACATAACTGTAAGATCGAGGCTTTCATGGAGCTGATAGAAAGTCTCCAGGGAAAGCCGGCACTGGTATTTTACAATTTCCAGCATGATCGGGAAAGGATCCTGGCGGCATTGCAGAAGACAAGGCTCCGGGTCCGGGAACTGAAAAAGCCGGCAGATGAGGATGACTGGAATAACGGGAAGATCGATATCCTTCTGGCTCATCCGGCAAGCGCGGCATATGGGTTAAACCTGCAGCATGGCGGAAACCATGTGATCTGGTTCGGCCTTACCTGGAATTATGAATTATACACGCAGGCGAATAAGCGTCTCCACCGGCAAGGTCAGACGGAAAAGGTGATCATACATCATCTGATCTGCAGTGAGACACGGGACGAGGATGTCATGCAGGCCTTGGAACGAAAGGATGACGTTCAGAACTGGGTCATGCAGAGCCTGAAAGCAAGAATCAAAGCGATACGGGAGGGAAAATAAATGACGATGATAATCAAATATCCAAACGGTCGTATGACCGTGGAACTGGATGCATTTTTTCCGGCAACGCAGCAGGATATGAAAAAGTTAAAGGACGTGATCCGAATGAGCAATTGTCAGGAAGCACATATGAAAGAGATCATCACATGGCTTGACGAGAATCTGAAAGAGATGAAATATTATGTGGAATATTGTTCAGAGCAGGTCACAAAACACAAAGAAGCTATGGATAAAGGCCTGCCTGGCACGGAGCAGTACCGCCGGCATGAAACTTTCTGGCGATTCTTCAGGAGGGAAAGCCAGAAAGCGGATCGGATTATCGAACGCCTGAAAAAGAATCAGGAGTACATGCGAAAGGAGATTTGAATATGGCAGGAGAGCCGGTGGGAAGACCAGGAAAGGGTGGAAAGTGTATGAGTAGGGATGAAAACAGCATCGGAAAAAATATAAAAAGAATAAGAGAAGCGGCGGGAATGACACAGGAAAAACTCGGCGATATTCTCGGAAGTAACCAGCAACTGATTAGTGCATATGAAAATAATAGAATGAATCCCAGTTCAAAAATGTTGACTAAAATTAGCACTGCGTTGAATGTTCCGATTGATACATTGTTTGAAAATGGAACAGTAAAAAGTGATGAGTATGACCGTGGTTATCAAGCAGGATATGAGGCTGCCAAGAGGGAAATTCTGGCACGCATGAAACATTGGGTAGAAGGAAAGGAAGGTGAGGCCGATGGGAAAGATAAAAATTACAAGAAAACTCCTAGAAGAATATCGGAAAATGTTAAAAAGAGATATACCGCTCCTGGAGTATGAGCTGGAAGAAATGTGGATGACAGAAAAGGGCATGGGAAATTCGGTAATTTTGAATGGGAAAAACGGAACAAAGAAGCCCGAGACGGTAGTAGGTTTTGATCAGGAACGGTACAATCGAAGAAAGCAGGCATTACAGAACAAAAAAGAAAAAGCCAAGGCTATCGGACAGTGGATTGAAGATATTGAGGATGTTTGTACCCGGGCTGTATTCAGAGCATATTATACGGATGGTATGAACTGGGATCAGGTTGCTATGAAAGTGGGATATGATAATCCGGACTATCCGAGGAGACACATTCGAGATAAATATCTTGAAGAGCACAAAATATTATAAAAAAAGGCCGTTTATGCCGGAAGTGCCGTTATATAATAAAAATGAAGCCAAAGGCCCACCGGGGCGGCGGCTTTGATTGCGGATTGCCATGAACCGTGATTTTTCAAAAAACTAAATATCCATCAGGCCAAGTGCGCGGCCTGATGGACTTCGGAACATAGCTCAGCGGGAGAGCAGCTGGCTTATATCCAGCGTGGTGGAGGTTCGAGTCCTTCTGTTCCGATCAGCAAGGCAAGAGAGCAGCTTTGCTGGATCCCTCAAAGTTTTCATTCTTTCCTTCGTAAAAGTAGTTGGCAGAACGGCACGATGGCCGCCGTGGGAGCAATCCTCAAGTGCCATCGCAACGGAACATAGCTTAGTTGGGCAGAGCAGCTGGATATAGTCCGGTGAAACGTAGGTTCAAGTCCTTCTGTTCCGATTTCTCCGTGACGGAGAAGATAATCCCAAATCCCTCATAATATATTTTTGAAACGTCCTGTAGAAATGCAGGGCGTTTTGTAGTATGATAAAAGAAAATGTATATGGGAGGATTGAAAAATGACAGATGAAAAAATTATTGATATGATTCTTCTTGCATTAGATCATACAGCGCCTATGTTTAGAAAGTGTGGAGATGTTACCATTGATAGCGAGCTGAAAGAATTTTATGAAGCCGGATATTTTGAAGATGAAGAGTGTCATATTGCCACGGAAAATGGCAAACAATTTTTAAGACCATTTGTCGAAAGATATGAAAACGAGATTAGGTCTGAGATCTGCAAGAAAATGTGTGAAGAACAGAGCATCCGAGAACTGACTGAAAAGTTAGAACTTGACAAATATTCCAATGGTGATCTTTTGGTAAAATATATGCTTCACAGGTTAAGCAGGAAGGAAAAAGATTTAAGTATCGAAATGAGTGAAATAAAGGGAGATACCTTTACAGTAAAAGAAAAGCCAATTTATATAACCAGTCTATGATGTAAAAATAGAGCAGTCCTCCGAGGCTGCTTTTTCTGTACCAGAAAGAAGGTGAGTTCCAGTGACAGAAAAACAGAAGATTTTTGCAGATGAGTACCTCATCGACTTAAATGCCACACGGGCTTACCGGAAGGCGTATCCGTCGGTGAAGAAGGATGAGGTGGCGAGGGCAAATGGTAGTAGAATGCTAACAAATGCTAACGTCGCGGAATATATCGCAGAGCGCATGCAGGTCCGGCAGGAGCGCACGGAGATTACCCAGGACAGGGTTCTGGAGGAGCTTGCGGCTATAGCCTTTGCCAGGGCTACGGATTATGCGGAAGTGAAAGATGATCAGGTGTTCATAAAAGATACCGCCGGACTTTCTGAGAACCAGATCAAGGCGATCGCCGGGATCAAGCAGGGAAAGTTCGGGATAGAGGTTAAACTGAGCGATAAAGAGAAAGCCCTGGAGCTTCTTGGCCGGCACCTTGGCATGTTCAAAGACCGGGTGGAAGTATCCGGCCTGGAGGAAGAGAAGACGAAGCTTTCCGACCTGATAGAGCAGATGCGTGGTGATGGATAGTGAGTACAGAAAGACTGCTGCTGTCAGAAAAATATAAAGCGTTTCTTCGGTGTAATGCTCCTGTGGAGTTCCTGGAAGGCACGACAGCGGCCGGCAAAACGACGGTGGGGCTATTCAAGTTCATGCTGAAAGTTGCCCAGAGCCCGAAGAAGCTGCACATCCTTGCGGCGGATGATACCGGAGCCGCAGAGAAGAACATCATCCAGAAAGATCTTGGTATCCTGGATGATTTCGGCATCCTGGTTCAGTACAACGGCAACGGATCGGGAGAGTATAAGATGCCGCACCTGTTGTTCCATACGGGCGACGGGGACAAGATCATTTTTGTCGTTGGTTATGGCAATAAGCGGAAGTGGAAAGACGCCCTGGGTGGTCAGTACGGCTGTCTGTACATCGATGAGATCAACACGGCGGATATAGATTTTGTCCGCGAGGCTTCCATGCGCTGTGATTACTTCATGGCCACGCTGAACCCCGATGATCCGTCGCTGGACGTCTACAAGGAATATATCAACTGCAGCAGGCCGCTCCCCAGATGGAGAGACGGAACGCCGCAGGAAATCATAGATGAATTACAAGAAGAACCAAAACCCGGCTGGGTTCACTGGTTCTTTTCTTTTGATGATAACGCGGGCCTTCCGGAAGAGAAGAAGCGGCGTATCATCCAGAACACCCCAAAGGGCACGAAGATCTGGAAGAATAAGATCCAGGGTCTCAGGGGAAAAGCAACTGGATTGATTTTTCCAAATTTCAACAGAAAGAAACATGTTGTTACTGCTGCGTGGGTAAAAAAAGAGATGCAGGCGGGCAGAATCCGGTTCCGGAAGTTTACTTGCGGCGTGGATACGTCATACTCTTCAAAGTCTCCGGATACTATCGCAATGTTGTTCCAGGGAATCACAGAGGACAGGAAGCTGCTTACTTTAGCTGAGAAGGTTTATAGCAACGCGGAGCTGGATCAGCCGTTAGCACCTTCAGATACGGCCGTGAAGCTTGTTGATTTCTTGGAACAGTGCCGACAGGAATGGGGCTTTGCGAAGGATGTATTCGTGGACTCAGCGGACGCGGCTACGATTACAGAACTGAGAAAGTACAAACGCCTGAAAGGCTGTCTGTATAATTTCATTGAGTCATACAAGAAGGTTGAAATTTTAGACCGGATCAAGCTGCAGCTCGGATGGATACAGCAGAGATGCTACCTGGTTGTGGATACCTGTACAAACCACCTGGCAGAGATGGAAAAATACAGCTGGAATGAGGACAAGGACGTTCCGGAAGACCGGAATGATCATACAATCAATGCCCAGCAATATGGCTGGATTCCGTACCGGCAGATGATTGGATTTGAAACGGAGGAACAGAGAAGGTGAAGTGGATGGAAAAGTTGAACGAAAATATTAAAAACAGTGTGAGAAGCTGGTTGAATATACTTCCGGCAAGTCCTTATAACTTCCAGATCAATGAAACACTGGACTTTGAGGGAAACGCGATCCGTAACCGGATCTGGTACCGTGGGGATGGAAATGAACTGGAGCAGATTTACCAGCAGAATCGAGAATTAGTGGACAAAAATAACTTCTGGTCTAGCAAATCAACTCAGGGAATGGATATGCGGAAAATCCACACGGGGCTGCCGGGGCTGATTGTCCGCACGCTGTCTTTCGTGGTACTGCCGGATATGGATGATTTTGAGTTTGAATCCCCGGGGCAGGAGGCTGTCTGGCAGAAAATTGCTGAAGACAATAAGTTTTCACAGAAGATTGAGAGCGCATTAAAAGAGGCACTGTATATCGGTGATGGAGCCTTTAAAGTGACTATAGACACGCAGGTAAGTGCCTATCCGATACTGGAATGGTACCCAGGGGACCGGGTGGAATTTGTAACGCACCGGGACAGAATCCGCGAGATTATCTTTAAAACACCGTACAAGGAAAAAGGTAGGATATACGTCTTGAATGAACGGTATGGATATGGCTACGTCATCAATGAACTGTATCAGGGGAACAAAATGGTTGATCTCAAGGTTTTGAAAGCTACGGAACAGCTTAAGGACACCACCTTTGATGAAAGTGTGATGCTGGCTGTACCGTTTATGATTTTTGAATCTGCAAAATATGAAGCAAGAGGTGGAAGTATTTACGATGGAAAATTGGACAACTACGATGCTCTGGACGAGACTTGGTCACAGTGGATGGACGCTCTGAGGGCTGGGCGGGCGAAGACCTATATTCCGGAATGCCTGATTCCTAAAGATCCCGAGACTGGCGGCCTGATCCAACCGAATCCGTTTGATAATCGGTATTTTGCGGCCGACGGTGACATGCGTGAGGGACAGAAAAATCAGGTTGTTACAGATCAGCCTGTGATTCCACATGAGAGTTACCTGGCATCTTATTGTACAGCGTTGGATCTCTGCCTGCAGGGAGTAATCAGCCCGAGCACCCTTGGGATTGACGTAAAAAAACTGGACAACGCAGAAGCACAGCGCGAAAAGGAAAAGACTACGTTATATACCAGGAATGCTATTGTGCAAGCATTGCAGAATACGCTCCCGGCTGTGGTATCCGCCTGCATCAACGCGAATAACATCCTTCACAATCAGGCTTTAGAAGAAGTGAAGGTTAATATCCCGTTCGGGGAATACGCCAATCCTTCTTTTGAAAGTCAGGTGGAGACTGTGGCAAAAGCAAAACAGAGCGGTATTATGAGTATTGAACGCTGCGTAGAAGAGCTCTATGGGGATTCCTTGGATGAACATTGTAAGCAGGAAGAAGTCGCAAGGTTGAAAGCAGAGCAGGGCATCCAGGAGCTGGAAGAACCGGCTGTAAATCTTGAGAGCGGTGGTTTTACGGTACAGGGTTTTGACACAGGAGGTGCAGCGAATGAATGACAAAGATAAATGACGTTTATGATATCGGGGCGGCCTTTGAAGCTGTGGAAAATGAGCTGATTGCTTCCATGATCCGGAACATGAAGCATCATAAGCTTGAGGAAGTTAATGAGGATATGCAGTGGGAGCAGTGGCAGGCCCTGCAGCTGAAAGCCCTAGAGAAATATAAGCAGAAGAACCGGAAGAAGTATGGAAAACAGTTCCGGGATATCAATGCGAAAATTGAGGCCCTGATCCAGGCGGCCAGAACCGAAGGTGGGATGGCCCAGGAAGAAGCGATTCTCCGGGCTATCAAGAAAGGCTTTCCAGCGGAGAAAGTCTCAAGAGGTGGTACAGCGGAGTTTTTCAAGCTGAATGACCGGAAGCTGGAAGCCCTGGTCAAGGCCACCACAGACGATATGGAGAAGGCCGAGACGGCAGTTCTCCGGCGGGCAAATGACCAGTACCGGAAGGTGATTTATAACACTCAGGTGTATGCGAATACCGGGGCGGGCACTTATGAGAAAGCCGTGGATATGGCCACAAAGGATTTTCTTTCCGCGGGCTTAAACTGTGTGGTGTATGCCAATGGAGCCCGCCATACGCTTGCTGATTATGCCGATATGGCTATCCGGACAGCCAGCAAGCGGGCGTACTTGCAAGGGGAGGGTATGAAACGCCAGGAATGGGGCCTACATCTGGTTATCATGAACAAACGGGGAAGCCCCTGTCCGCAGTGCCTGCCATTTGTTGGGAAGATCATGATTGATGATGTTTGGAGCGGTGGTAGCCGGAAAGACGGCCTATATCCGCTTATGAGTGAAGCTATTGAAGCGGGGTTGTACCACCCACGATGCAAAGACTCCCATACCACCTACTTCCCTGGGATTACAACCGTTGATCCGAAGTACAATCCGGATGAAATCAGAAACCTGGAAGATCAGGCCATACAGGAAGCCCGACAGCAATATGCGGAACGGCAGGAGAAAAGGTTTGGGCGTCTGGCAGATTTCTCACTGGATCCGGAGAACCAGAAGCGATATGCGGTGAAGCAAGAAAAATGGAAAAATGTTGCAAAAGGCACCGGCTCTGGTATAATGAAAATGGAATTGCAGAAATTTGCCACGATGCCAGAAGGAAAATTCACGGAATATGCGTTGAATTTTTCAAAAGCTCCGGATAAGGCTACGGCCTTTGAAAAAGCCCTGGGCTACACGCTCGATAATTACTCAGATCTGATCGAAAATATTAAAGAACATCTTGACGAAAGCAAGTTTGTAGAAAAAGGTGATAATGGATATGGTATGCGGTATGAGTATGTAATAAGACTGAAAGGTCCTAATGGGAAAGAAGCAAACGTACTGACGAGCTGGATTCAGGATAAGGATGATAAACGGCTCACGAGTGTATATGTTACAAATAAGGAGGTCACGAAATGAAAATTAAACAGTATGATACGGTCCTCCTGAAGGATGGAAGAAAAGCAGTTATTGTGGAAGCGTTTGAGAATAAAGCATTTATCGCAGATGTGGGAGATTCCCCCGCAGATTGGGAAACAATCAGCATAACCATTGATGATATCGAAAAAGTTATCCGGAAAGATATTTAATACCACCAGTCAAAAAAATGGCCGGTGGTATTTTTATACCCATTTTTACCCAGAAAGGAGGTGAGCGCATGATTGTGAAAGTAACCAGAACTTTCCGAGATCGGGAGGCTAATTTAGTGACCCGGAAAGTGGGAGAGACTTACGAGACTGGTAAGGAGAGAGCAGTACAGCTCCGAGTCCTTGGGTTTGTTGAGATCGTACCTGAGAAACATCAGAAAGGCGGTGATCCGGTATCTCCCGAAGAAGTACCGGGTTAAGTACTTCTGGCCCGAAGGCGTAAAACTACACGGAGACACCGGGTTACCAACTGTTTTGTGAGACACACATAAAACTGTTCTGGTGCAGACAGCACTGAAAAAACTGTAAAGGAGACACAGATAAATGAATAACAGAAAAATTCCGATGAAGCTGCAGATCTTTGCAGATGATCCTGATTCTCAGACCGGGAGTAACCAGGAACCCAATACCTCGCAGGCAGGAGCAGGACAGGCCCCGCAGTTCGATTATGATAAACTGGCCAGTCTGATCGCAGGAAAGCAGACGGTAACAGAGGAATCTGTGCTGAAGGGTTATTTTAAGCAACAGGGGCTTTCGAAGGAACAGATGGAACAGGCAATCGCCGCATTTAAACAGCAGCAGGCAGCCAACCAGCCGGATGTGGCGGGCATGCAGAACCAGATCACAGAGACACAGAGTCAGCTTACTGCCGCCCAGGCAATGGCCCAGCAGGCCAGAATCGAGACTTCGGCCACACTGACCGCTGTATCATTGGGAATTGATGCTAAGACGGTTCCTTATGTTTTGAAAATGGCAGATCTCAGCCAGGTGGTTGGACAGGATGGCAATATCAGCGACGACGCGGTAAAAGAAGCCATCAATAAAGTTCTGGAAGCTATCCCGGCGCTGAAACCCCAGACGGATGGCAAGACCGGTTTTACACAGATCGGGACTGGTGGAAATCCTGCACAGCATCCGCAGCAGACTACAGCAAATCAGCCAGCAGTTCCCACAAAACGCTGGAACCGCTGGAATTAAAGAAAGGAGTGCATAAGCTATGCCGAATTTAAACTATGCAGAACAGTGGAGCCCCGAGCTCCTGGATATTCTGATTCAGGGAACTTTAACTTCCCCGTTTGTGACCAGCAATGTAAGGTGGCTGGATGCAAAGACTTTCCATTTCACTCAGATGAGTGTATCTGGATATAAGAACCATAAACGTACCGGCGGATGGAATAAGGGCGACTACGTTCAGAAAGATGTTCCGTTCACTCTGACCCATGACCGTGACATTTCCTTCCTCGTGGATCAGGCCGATGTGGATGAAACCAATGCGACCGCTTCCATCCAGAATATTTCCCGGACTTTTGAGGAGACCCAGGTAGCGCCGGAGACAGACGCTCTGTTTTTCTCCAAAGTGGCACAGAAAGCACAGGAGACTGACGGATATCATTCCGAAACTGCCGCATCAGGTTATACCAAAGCAAAGGTGTTTAGTATGCTGAAAGATATCCTGGCGAAAGGAAAACTGAGACGGTATAAGGCAAATGGTTCCCTTGTCATGTATGTGACCAGTGTGATCATGGATGCCCTGGAGCAGTCTACAGAGTTCACCAGAAAGATCGAGATGACTCAGATCGCAGAAGGTGGCCTGGGCATCGAGACAAGAGTGACTGATATCGATGGAGTACCGGTTATGGAAGTCATCGACGATGAGAGGTTCTACGACGCGTTTGACTGGGAGCCTGAGGGCGGTGGCTTTGAGCCCAGAAAGAAAAAAGCTGAATCTACCACAGGCGCGGGTGACGCTGTAACCGGTGCCCATAAAATTAACGTGCTTGTGGCATGTGGCCAGACTTGTAAGATTGTGCCGAAGATTTCCAGTATTTACTATTTCAATCCGGGCCAGCACACAGAAGGGGACGGCTATTTGTATCAGAACAGATCTCTTTCCGATGTGTTTGTATTCCCGAATGGACGTGATGGCAAAATCGATAGTATCTATGTTGATGTAGATACAACAGAAACTGCTTGATAGGGGATGATCTGATGGCTTACGAACCTTATGCGGATGCGGATTATTACCAGAGCATTTACCAGGGTGGAGCCTTCCAGGATCCGGACGAAGCCCGCAGATACCTGGTGCAGGCATCCCGACACATCGATTCTCTGACCTATAATCGGATTATAAGTCAGGGAATTTCCGGTTTGACACCGTTTCAGCGGGAACTGGTCCAGGAGATCTGCTGTAAACAGGCAGAATTCGAATATCAGAACAAAGATATCTTTGACATGATCCTGTCTGGCTACTCCATCAATGGGGTGTCAATGCAGTTCGGAGAAAGCTGGAACGTAACGACACAGAAGGGAATCCCGATGAGACGGGATGTATACGAACAGCTGTGCCAGACAGGCTTGTGCTGCCGGCTGCTTGTGTGAGGTGATGTGTAATGGGATGGCCGACATTAGTCCTTCCACAGTGGTGCCAGACAGATATCCAGCTGTCCATGGACCAGGAAGGTCTGACAGAATATGGGGAGCCGCTTCCACCGGTGAAACATGATGGGAAATGCAACTACCAGGACAAAGCCAAGACGGTACTGACATCTCAGAAAAAGACCGTGCAGGTCACGGGAACGGCTCTGTTCCCCGGCGATATCTGCCCGGAATTACCGGTTATTTCCGGCGGAGAAGCTTATATCTTCGGCGTAAAGCGCCGGATCCTGGAAGGCAGGAAGGCGAGAAATCCGGATGGTACCGTGAATTATACGGAGGTGCTGTTGATATGATAAAGGTAAAATCCACAGTAAAGATGAATTTTCCCCGGATCAGGCAGCTGGAGCAGGCGCAGGTTACGGCGTTGGAACAGACTGCGGAAGCACTGCATACGGAAGTAGTACAGGCGCAGGTGATGCCGTTTGACACCGGAGCGCTCCAGAATGAGGGTACCTTTGTGGACTATTCAGAGAGCCGACAGGGAAAAGTCAGCATCATATCCAATACTCCATATGCCCGGCGGCTGTATTTCCACCCGGAATACCATTTCAAGACCAAAGAAAATCCCAACGCCAGGGGAAAATGGTATACTGACTGGCTCCCTGGTGGCAAAAAATCTGATTTTGCCATCGACACCTACAAAAGAATCTACAGGGGGCTGGTGAAATGACACTGAAAGATGTGAGGGATTATGTTGCATCCCTGGGTATCGCGGACCGGGTTTACATGGGAATGTTACCAAACAAACCTGATCGGGCAATCGGTGTATATAACGACAGGCAGCAGCATTCTTACCGGGTTCCCATTGGTGGCCCTGAGCTGGAATCTTATGGGACAAAATATGCGACTCTTTTGGTTCACTGGAATCAATCTCCCGGAGAGACAGAAGAAGCCGCCCGGAAGCTGTTTAAAGCCCTCTGTGAAACCTGGGGTACAGCAGTAAACAATAAGAAAATAAAATGGATTCAGCCGCTTTATGAACCACAGGATGTTGGCCCGGATGAGGCCGGTATCTTTGAGATGGTGATTGAAGTGGCTGTTATTTTTGAAAAGAAAGGATGATAAGATATGGCGGCAAAAACTACAGGCGTATATCCCTGTTGGAAAAATCAGTTTCAGATTGACACGGCGGCGTCCGGATCCGAGGCTTCGATGAAAGACATCGCAGACTGTGAGTCTTTTTCTATCAGTTTCGATAACGGAGTTGAGGAATGGACCCCGTTTGAGACAGAAGGATGGATCCGCAGACTGATGACTGCGAAAGGCATCACCTTTTCCGTAACTGCAAAGCGTAATGTAGGCGATGCCGGAAATGATGCCGTGGCAGCACTTGCCTGGCTGAATGGCAGGGACACAGAGAAAGACACCCAGTGGACTTTCCCGGATGGTACGAAAGTGCTGTTCCCGAAATCAGTCATCAATGTAACGAACATCGGAGCAGGAGATTCTACAAATGTAGCACCCCTGGAATTTGATGTCATGAGCAACGGAAAACCGACAGTTACCCCGGCAGTCTGATGGCTGCCGGCTTTTTTAAATTAAGGAGAAAAATATGGCGAAAAAGATTGATATTACTGAAAAACTGAGCTTTGAGGAGAATCCGAGACTTGTTGTAAAAGGAAAAGAACTGGAAGTAAATGCAGATGCAGCCACCGTCCTGGAGATCATGGGGATACTGGGTGAGGGAGAAGGGACTCCGAAACAGGTGGCGGAAATGTATGATCAGATTTTTACTGACGATGCAAAGAAAGAGATCAAGGACATGAAACTGAGTTTTGGAGATTTCCAGATCCTCGTGGAGGCAGCTATTACACTGATTACAGACGATGGTGAGGCGGGGGAAACTCGGACCCATGCTACGACCTGATTGATGATTACGATCTGATCGTATCATCGTTTCAGGCCCAGTATGGGCTTCGATTATCGAAAGAAATTCACGAAATGCCCTGGCAGGAGTTTAAGCAGCTGCTTACCGGTATCGGCCCAGACACCCCGCTGGGGCGTATTGTTGCAATCCGGCGCGAGGAGGACAAGGATGTTCTCAAGAACTTCACGCCGGATCAGCGCCGGATCTGTGCAGAGTGGCGGAACAGGCGGGCAAAGATGGTGACGCAGGCACAGGTAGATGATATTGCAGAGCAGCTGAAACAGGCGTTTATAAAAATGGCAGAGGGGTGGGAAGATGGCAGAAGATAGTATAGGTCAGATTGGTCTTGATCTAGTTGTTAATGAAGGCTCTTTCCAGAGACAGATGGCAGGGATTCAGAATCTGGCGAGAAAAGCGGGCGCGGCTCTTGCAGGTGCGTTCGCGGTCAAGAAGATCGTAGACTTTGGGAAGCAATGCCTGGAGCTTGGTTCTGATCTTACAGAAGTACAGAACGTTGTGGACGTAACCTTCCCACATATGACTGCCCAGGTGGACGAGTTTGCCAAGAAGGCCGCTCAGAGCTTCGGATTGTCGGAGACAATGGCGAAGCGGTACACCGGTACCTATGGGGCGATGGCAAAGGCTTTTGGATTCACAGAGAAAGCAGCCTATGACATGGGCACTACGCTGACTGGTCTGGCTGGTGATGCGGCGTCTTTCTATAACCTGAGTCAGGATGAGGCCTACACAAAAATCAAGTCCGTGTTTACCGGCGAGACAGAGTCCTTGAAAGATCTTGGAGTGGTAATGACCCAGACGGCTCTGGACAGCTATGCACTTGCCAATGGCTTCGGAAAGACCACCTCTGCGATGACAGAAGCGGAAAAGGTATCTCTCCGGTATCAGTTCGTTCAGAACCAGCTGGCGGCAGCTACCGGGGATTTCGCCAGGACGTCTGATTCCTGGGCAAACCAGTGTAGGATTCTGAGCCTGCAGATACAGTCCACAATGGCTACCGTAGGACAGGGACTCATCAACCTGTTCACTCCGATCATCAAGATCGTCAATGTGGTGATCGGTAAGATTGCCACATTGGCCAATGCCTTCAAAGCGTTTACGGAGCTGATAACTGGTAATAAGAGCAGTGGAAGCAGTACCATATCTGCCCCGGTGTCCGATCTGGGCTCAGCTGCAGATACCGCAACCGGCGGGCTCACGGACGCCTCAAATGCTGCAAATGGTCTTTCGGATTCTACAAACGGAGTAGGAAAGGCCGCAAAGAAAGCAGCCAAAGAGATGCGTTCCCTGATGGGGTTTGATTCCATCAATAAGCTGACAGAACAGACCGATTCCTCCGGAGGAGGCTCTTCTGGAGGCGGCGGGGCCTCCGGTGGTGGCGGCAGTCTGGGAAGTGCTGTTGATTTTGGAAATCTGGCTCAGGGCGACACGGAAGTCGATAAAATGGACAAGCGCCTCCAGGCACTGATCGAGCGGTGTAAGGAGCTGGCTGCTCTGTTTAAGAAAGGCTTCCAGATCGGTTTCGGAGACAGTGAGAAGAAAATCAAATCTATCCAGAAGAGTATTCAAAGTATCAAGGAATCTCTTCTGGATATTTTTATGGACAAAAATGTGGAGCAGGCGGCCAACAACCTGGCCAATTCCGTAGCATTGAACCTGGGTAAAATCACGGGTTCGGTGGTAAGCATCGGCCTTTCTATCACGGATAACCTGTTTGGTGGATTGGAGCGTTACCTACAGCAGAACGGCGCAGGACTGAAACAGAAAATCATTGCAATTTTCAATATTTCATCAGATCTTGTGAACCTTGCCGGAGATATTGCTGTGGCCGTGGCGGGTATCTTTGACATATTTACGACTCCGACAGCGAAACAAATCACGGCAGACCTGATTGGTCTCTTCACAGATGGCTTCCTGGGTGTAAAGATCGCAGGCCTGGCCTTTGTGAGGGATGTGGCCTCTGTAATCATTACACCGATTGTCAATAACGTTGATAAGATCAAACAGGCATTTGAGAATATTTTGGCCCCAATTCAAACGGTTTTAGATACTCTGTATACCTCCTTAAAGACGACGTTTGCAGAGATCGGAACTGTTTATAACGCGCATGTGAAGCCGATGGTAGACAGCTTCGCCGCAGGAATCAGCAGTCTGGTTGGAACGGTATTGGATGGGTTTAACACTTATATTGCTCCAGTACTGCAGGAGCTGGCTAATCAGTTTTCAACTATGTGGTCGGAACATGTACAGCCAGCTCTCAGCAAGTTTGTTGAATTGTTTGGAAAACTGGCGGATGCTGTGAAAACAGTCTGGGATGAATCTTTGCAGCCATTTTTACAATGGTGCGCGCAGAAATTTGCTCCTACATTAGCTCCTATTATTAAAAAGATAGGCACTTTATTTATTGATGTGCTGGGAGTGATTGCAGACACAGTGTCAGACATTATCGATGCTGTTGGAGGAATCATTACTTTCCTGACTGGCGTTTTCACAGGGAACTGGAAACTTGCCTGGAGCGGTGTGGAAACCTTTCTAAAAAGTACCTGGAATGCGATAGTGACCTTCCTGAAAGGAATATGGACAGCTATCACGAAAGTTTTTGAACCAGTAAATACTTGGTTTAAGAATAAGTTTACGGAAGCGTATGAGGGGATCACAGGTGCTTTCAAAAGTATAGGTACCTGGTTTAAAGACCGGTATAAGAATGTCACCGATGCTTTCAAAAATGTAGGTACCTGGTTTGATACTGCTTTTACAAAAGCCTATAAGAAAGTCACGGATGCTTTTAAAAATACAAAAACGTTCTTTGGTAGCGTATGGTCGGGTATTAAAAGTGCATTTGGGAATATTTCTGACTGGTTTAAGAGTGAGTTCTCAGCCGCCTGGAAAGCTGTCAAGGATGTGTTCTCATCTGGTGGTGCTGTGTTCGAGGGAATCAAGGATGGTATCTTGGACGGGCTGAAAGCAGTTATCAACGCCCTGATCAGAGGAATTAACTCCGTAATTACAATTCCGTTTAATGGGATCAACAGTGCCTTAAGTGGTTTGAAAAATATCAGTATTCTTGATCACTATCCATTCTCTTGGATGCCCACGATCAGTGTTCCACAGATCCCTCAGCTTGCTGAAGGTGGTTTCGTACGAAAGAACACCCCACAGCTGGCCATGATCGGTGATAACCGGCACCAGGGCGAGGTCGTGGCTCCTGAGGACAAACTCCGCGAGATGGCAATGGAAGCAGTCAAAGCAGCCGGCACTGGTGGCATAAGCCGGGCAGAGCTGGAGCAGATCATCAACAGCGCGGTGATGCGGATTGTATCCGCACTGATGGGAATGGGATTCTATGTTGACGGTGAGCAGATGGCGCGGGTGCAGCGGTCAGCCGCACAGGCCGTAGATGCACGTTTTAATCCGGTGGAGGTAGGATGATGGCAAAGAAAATATTGTGGTCCGGGGCGGTGGTTTTACCATCCCCGGTGTCCATATCCGTGAACGATGAGATCATCTGGACTTCCGATACCGGGCGTACCCTTTCCGGAAAAATGGTCGGTGATCCGGTAGCGGAGAAGAAAACAGTAAGTGTAAAATGGGGGATCCTGACAGAAACAGAAATACTCTTGATCAAGAATACCCTGACAAAAGGGTATTTCCCCATTTCCTTTCATGATGATGGCACAGATCTGACGATAGAGTCCTACCGTGGTACTCTGAGTAAAGAGCATCTGGGGTACATCGGGGACGGGACTTACTATTATAAGAGCGCCACGGTAGATATTATTCAAAGGTGATGGAAGATGATCAATACAAGTAATGAATATAAAACAGTGATAAAAGGCGCCCGGAATATGTGTGCGGACGTGTCCATAGTGTTCAGGGATGGCACAAAACTTTCTGTGGATCAGGACGGTCTCTGGGGCCTTTCAATTGAAGATAATGTGTCTGGGACAGACAGTTTTGACGTTGGCTCAGCTATCATCAACCAGCTGACATTGAAGCTTGACAATACAGATGAACGGTACAACGCCTACAATTTTGACGGGGCCAAGATCACGGTGAAGATCGGCCTGCAGCTGAGTAAGACGGTGGAATGGCTGAACAAAGGAGTCTTTACGGCAGATCCCGGGGAATATACCGGCGATACCATTACGGTCAAGGCCTACGACAATATGAAAAAGTTCGACCGGAAGTATTCAGAAAGTAAGCTGGTTTATCCGGCGACACTGGGCTCTATTGTGCGTGATGCCTGCAGTGTCTGTGGTGTGAGCCTTTCGACAACGAGCTTCCCTCTTGACAGCTTTGTGGTGCAGACCCGACCGACAGATGAAGCTCTGACCTTCCGTGAGGTTCTTACCTGGGTAGGTCAGATTGCATGCCTGTGGTGCCGCTGTAATGTGCGTGGAGCCTTGGAACTTGGATGGTATGATCTGAAAGGCTACGAGGATGAAACAGGGCACTTCTTTGAGATCGAAGATCTGACGTCGTCATCTATTTCTACGGATGACGTGGTGATTACAGGTGTAAAGGTTATCCAGGAGACCGAGAGGGACGATGAAACCGTGAAAACAGAGTACCTGTCCGGGACAGAGGGATACATACTGTCTATAGAAGGAAATGACCTGATCCAGGGACAGAATGGCCGGACGGTTGCGGATAGCTTGGGGGAGAAGTTAATCGGACTCCGTTTCCGGAAACTTTCTGTGACGCATAAGAGTGATCCGTCCATGGAAGCGGGAGATCTATGCAAAGTCACGGACTGGCGGGGCCGTACCTACAAGACCCTGGTTACAGGTACAAATTTCCAGTTTGGAAACAATCAGAAAACGGAGTGTTCCGCAGAGACGCCGAGCCGGAACAGTACCGACCGGTTCTCACAGCAGACAAAAAACTATGTAAAGCTGCGGAAACAGGTAGCCGCTGAAAAGACGGCAAGGGAAAAGGCAATTGAAGATCTGGCTCACGTCCTGACAAACTCTTCCGGATTGTATATCACGACGGAAACGCAGGCAGATGGCAGCTCTATCTATTACATGCATAATAAGCCGACCTTAAAGGAATCAGATATCGTCTGGAAGATTACGGCAGAGGCCTTCGGAATTTCCACGGATGGAGGAAAGACCTACCCTTTCGGGTTCCAGGTGACAGGCGAGATGGTGGCCAAACTGCTGGCAGTCGAAGGAGTCAACGCTTCCTGGATCAATAGCGGTGTGCTCAAGATTGCTGACAGAAGTGGAAATGAGATCCTGTATGCGGATGTGGATACCGGAGAGGTCAGGATCAATGCAAAATCGCTCAGTATAGTCGGGAATCAGGTTGCTACGCGGGGATATGCAGAATCGCAGGCAAATGAAAAGGCGAATGCCGCACTTGCGAATGGAAAGTCATATGCCGATGAGAAAGCGAATGCCGCACTTGCGAATGGAAAATCATACGCTGACAGTGTGGGAAGTGCGATCAATCAGGAAGAAATTTTCAATAGACTGTTTGCCGATGGAAAAGTGCAGGGAATCAGCTTGCAGAAGGTGAATGGACAGTATCAGTTATATATTAACGCGTCGTATATTAACGCGGGGGAACTGGTGGGAATAAATATTAAAACGTCTGATGGTAATATCGCCATAGGCCCGAATGGTGAATTTCTCAGCAAGGGTAATGGCGGGAAATGCCGTATTCTGGGACCATGGATATACCTTAAAGATGACAGCTCGGCAAAATACGTGTCAGGACTTTCCGTAGAAAATGGTCTGTATAAGACAAGTGTAGAAGCAAATGCCTACTACTTGCATAGGCATAATAGTTCATCAGGCAAATGGGACCTGGTGTTTAAAGTATCAATAGGCAGTGACGAACAGCTGTATTGCACTATTCCGGCGAATTTTGGTGGCGCAACAAATTTTTGGGGTGCCTTCCACACCTATGGCGGAACAAATATTCATGGTGTATCACACTTCTATAAACAGATATATGCAGATGAAAAAGCATACCTGACTGGAGGCATAAACTCTACGGGTGCGTATGACAATAAAACAACCAGAGCTGCAAATTTATATATTGATGGATCAGGAAATTTCTGGCGTGTTACATCCTCATCAAAACGTTACAAAGAAGAGATCGAGAAAGTAAAGGATTTTGATTACCGTCAGATTTTGGATGCAGAAGTATATCAGTACCGTTACCGCAAAGATTATGTTGATGATCACGATCTGAAAATTGGTTTCGTTGTTGAACAGCTTCAGGAGAGCTTTCCGGAGGCCGTACAGTACGAAAATGACCTCCCAGAGATGTGGAATATCAATACCATGTTCCCGGCACTTGTAAAGGTAGTCCAGGATCAGCAGAAAGGAATTGAACTGTTAAAGGAAGAGGTCAAAGCTTTAAGATCAGAGATTGATTCCTTGAAGATTTCATAGAAAGAAGGAGGACTGACAGGTGAAAAACATAGTAGCAGCAACGTTCCAGCCGGGATATACGACGGCAAAAGTTCTGGGCCTGTGGCAGTACGACTACGGCCAGATTCTCAGAATCCAGGGTCTGGAGCTTCCGGATACGATAGAAATCCATTTTTCCCTGCAGGAGAAGGGTGGAGAGTCGGAACGGCAGGTTGGCGTGACCAGGGACGGAGTGACGGAGGTTTCTATTCCGAACTCATACCTGGAGAACGCCGGGACAAGCCGGGATTACAGTATCTATGCGTTCCTGTACATCTCAGACGGAAAATCCGGCAACACGGAGTATAAAATCACAATGCATGTACAGTCCCGGCCGAAACCGAAAGACCCGGAAACGCCAGAAGATCCGAAGAAAGATCCTTTCGGAGAAACTGTTGAAGTGGTCAATAAGGCTATGGAGAGTGCAAGAGCGTCCGCTGAAGCTGCAGCAGAATCTGAAAAATCAGCATCCGAGTCCGCCGCGCGGGCAGAAAAATCCGCCGTGGAGTCTCAGAAATCAGCCGAGTCTGCGGCAGAATCGGAAAAGGCTGCCGCAACGTCAGCCACGGCCGCCGCCGAGTCCGCCAGCCAGTCCCGGGAGTCCGCCGCTATCGCCAGTTCAGCTGCCGATCAGGCCGCAAAGAGCGCCACGGCCGCGGCTGAATCCGCCACCACCGCCGCCCAGCTGGCTGAGAACGCCACGCGGTCTGCCACGAACGCATCCGGTTCAGCCGAATCCGCCAGCCAGTCCGCTGAGACTGCCAAAACCGCCGCAGACGCCGCGAGCAAATCAGGCTCAGCCGCACAGCAGGCAGCCGGGTCAGCGTCGGAGAGTGCGTCCACAGCAACAGCAGCGGCCCAGACGGCCACCACCGCGGCGGGAAAAGCAGCTGGGTCGGCAACGTCAGCCAGTCAGTCGGCCGAGAACGCGGGGCAGAAGGCTACCGCAGCGGAGACAGCGGCAGGTAGCGCCGCAGAATCGGAGACGGAAGCGGCAAAGTCAGCCACAGCCGCAGGAGATTCCGCCAGTGCCGCGAAAACGTCTGAGACGGCGGCAGAAGAGGCAGCACAGACCGCGCAGGAGCAGGCGGAGAAAATCAAGGCGAGCGCAGAACAGATTGAGAAAAACAAGACTGATGTTACTTCGCTAAAGGAAGATTTAAATCTCCTGAAAGAATATGTAAAAGGTACAAACATCCCTAAAACATGGGAGCAGGTTGCACTTGCGATCAAATCAAAACTCCACAAGGAAATGTATGCAGTAGGAGACAAGTTCAGCAACATCTGGAAAGACACGAACAATTCAAATAAAGAATACGACAATCCTCTTAGAATCAGTCATTTCGAGGATGGATTAGAGCTGGAGGATGGAACTACTGTCAATGGAATGTGGCTCCAGACAGTATACGCTCATTTAAAAGGCGTGCAGTTCTCACATCAGCAGGCATTTTATGTTTCTGATGAGGGAATGACAGCAGGTACCTACTGCATTGGATTCGACTACACATGGGGAAATAACGGTTATGTAAACAAAGGTGATTACTGGAATTTTACATTAACCAAGGATGTCCCGGCAGGAGGAAAACTTGCAGGATACTATGGCGCCCCAGATACAGATCCGAAGAACTGGAGAATTTACATATATTCCGCAGACGGCAAGACAGTCCTTGAAACAGTTTCCGCCGTAAACAAAGGACAGGAAGGAAACCTGCTGGGAGTCATGACCACATATGGCGACGAAAATCTGAACGGTATCCAGCAGATGGCATATGGTGACAACCGATATGCCACAAGTGCAATAAGACAGTACCTGAACAGCGACAAACCAAAAGGCGAATGGTGGACAGCACAGACCAAGTGGGACATTGCACCAGACCAGTTAAACCAGATTGACGGATATCTCTGTGGAATAGCTCCAGAGCTGCTGACAGTACTTAAACCAGTAAAAGTTGTAACATACTGCAACACAGTTACAGCAACCGGAAAGAAACAGGTTAAGGATATAACATACGATAAAGTTACATTGATATCTCTGGAACAGATGTACATAGAATCACAGGCCGCAGGAGAGGGAGAAGCCCACGAATACTACAAGGAACTCAATGGGACGGATGCAAAATTCAAATGGTGGCATACCTACGAAATTTTAAAAACATTCGCTGTTGAAAGTCCAACAAGCCATCAGAGTATCCGCCTGCGTTCGGCGAATCGCACCGGCGCGCACACCACCGGGTTTGTGTACTCCATCGGCTACGTCGGCGACAACAACGCCAGCGGCGCGTTTAGACCAGCCCCGCTTATGTTCATCGGCGCAGCCCCATCAGATACCATCTCCGCACCCACGGATGCGGAGAGCGCACAGAAAGACAAAACCCAGGAGACAGTAGCATAATGGCGGTAAATGTAGGACAGAGAAACGTCCCGGATACGCCGCAGAATCAGCAATTGCAGGCGTGTACTAAAGCTATGGTAGCGAAAACAAAGCGTGGAGAAATGGAACGGTCAAAAGTTGACGAATGTTACAGATCATGGAAAAACCATGCGTCAAGAGGCAATTCATACATGCTGTTACGAAGTATGAATAAATATTACAAAGAACTGTGGAAAGGAGCAAATAAAAATGTTCTTCATAAAAAGGATCCTGTCTGTAAGACAGGAAAAGGAAATGGAAATCCTCAAGGCAAAAGTGGAAAAACAGCGTGAAACAATCGAAAATCAAAAAGTAACGATCCAGTATCTGGCGGCGATGACAGATGTTTATATTCCTGAAGAGGAGGAAGAGGAAGATGTACAGAATTTTACTGAAAATGAAGAAAATGTATAACCATGACGATTGGCTGAAAATGGTAGAACAGGCAAAGGAACGCGGAAAACTTACAGATAAAGAATACCAGAAGCTTATCTCAATGGATGGAACTAAAGAAGAATGACAAAGCTGAAAATAATCAGTAAACTCTGGTCTGTAATATACGATATAAAATTAACTAAAAGCAGACTTTAGCGAAGTAAAAAAAAAC